TCATCTGGTTGGCTTCAACGTGATTATCAAGGTGTCGGTTGTGTGTTCCACGTTTGCTTCCAAGTCTTCATCTAGGAATGGTTGTAGCAGGTCGTGGAATTGTTTGGGTATGGTTAGACTGTAGACTGGGTATTGGTATTCTGCTTTGCCGTAGTATCGTTTCTTGACTAGGCGTTTCTGTATTTTGACCATAACCAAACAGACTGTCAAACATCTGCTAAAAGGGCTTCTAAACAACAAACAGCAGGGTCCCACTGAGAGGTGACCGAAAATAAACTAAATAAAGCCATGCTTGGTCAGAAAACGTCAACTGTTTCAAGTGCTGATTCTATCTTTTAACATTCCCCGACAATCATAGTTTCTGGTGTGCCAGTTGCCGTGGGACCAAACAGAAAACTATATCCGTTCAGGACACAGGAAACCTGAAGATTTTGACCCCGAAACCCTCAAAACCGTAACCCTCAGCGAAGAACAGGGAATCCGAGCCATCACAGCCAAACCATGGAACAGCCAATCAACCGAAGTGGTAAGCTATCTCTTCAGCAAAGAGAAAGGCTGGACCACAGAAAAGGCAAAAGAATGGTTCAAGGAACATGAAAACAAAGCCAAGGAGTCATTCAGTTGGACAGGAACAATCCGAAACATCCCAGAAACAGGAAACCTGATCCGAGGAAAAGCCCTGCACCCAATCAGGACACTCCACCCAAACGAGTGGCCTGAAATAAGAGAATACCTCAAAGAGGAACTTGAAAAAAGCGCCCACACGTTGGCTGGCACACCCCTAATTCTCGATCACAATAACCCCATCAACGGCAAGGTTCTGGGAGCAGAATACGAGGACGGAGCCATCGAATACATAGCCCAACTCGACGACCCCGCCATAACCAGCCAGATCGCAGACGGCACCATAAAGCACTGCAGCGTAGAATTCGAGTGGAAAACTCTGGAAAAACTCAACGGACACGCGCCCAGAGGCATCAAATTCACTGGACTCTCCCTGCTGAAAGATTACCCGCCCGGCGACCCCCAAACAACCGTGGAACTCTGGGAAGCCATAATAGACAAACTCAAAGAATCCAAAACAAAAGAACAGACCCCACAACAACAATTCATTCTTCACCAGCTCCATGAACCATCAGCATTCATGAAAGAGCACTTCTCATCAGTCTGGATCGACCAAACAAACGGAATACAAGGCATCTACGGATTATTACGCGAAAAACCAGAAAACCCCCAGCCCATGGCACTCCTGTTCATGAAAAACAAGGGCTGGACCATAACAAAGATGGAGGAGTGGCTCAGCAACCACCCCCAATACGCCCAAACCGCAGAGCTGCCTCAACCAGAAACCCTGCCCCAGAAACCGCTGGGCGAAGCAATAATCGCATCCGCCGAGCCCCAGCCCCCTGACCTGATACCCAAAAGAGACATCCTAAGCATCTTACCCGAGGATTGGATAGTCAGGGCGTGGAGCATCGGACCACAACTGCTTGTGCGGCAGCTACGGCACAGGCTAGTCTCACAGTCATCTGAACATGTGACCGGGAGTAGGCAAGGATGAACTTGACGAAACCGCAACAAAACTGGAGGAAAAACACGTGACTGACCTATGGCCTGACGCAGAAACCGGAGAAATGATCAGCGACGGCACAGTGCTCAGCTTCGAAGCCGCCTCAGACATAACCAAAGGAGACCTCGTGTACCTGAGCGCGGATATGACAGTCAGCAAATGCACCGCAGCCACCCAGCACGCACTCGGAGTAGCCCTAACCACAGTATCCAGCGGAGAAGTGTGCTCAGTCTGCACCCGCGGAGTAGTCAAAGTAACAGCCGGAGGCACCATCGACAGAGGCGAAGCCGTGCAAACAGACGCAAACGCCCAAGCCATCACACTGGCAGACGGCTCAGCAACCTACGATGAAACAGAACTCCCGGACAGAATCGCCAGAAAAGTCGGCGTAGCCCTGCAAACGTTTGCCAGCGGCGACACCGGACTGATCCACGTATCCAAAGCATAGGAGGACAAAACAAATGCCGAAGCTTTTTGAAGCAATAAAAGAAGACCCCGAATACCAGCCCATCCTACCCGAACTGTTGGAACGAGCCAAATCAAACCTCATGGTCAACGCGGTAATGAGGGAAGCCATCCTCAGCGACACAGCCAACGCACTCGGAAAAATGCATGACGTAGTCGTAGACGCAGCCAAACCCGCACTCATAGGACGCGAAATCATCTGGGTCCTACCCACAACCGAAACCCTGGTCCGATTCCCCAAGGCAAAACTGGGCAAAGCCCACAGAACAGCCGAACTCTCGCAGGTGTGGATCACCCAAGAAAAATACGACACCGTAGACGTCAAAGCCGACATGGAAATCAAAGCCGGAGCAGAATACTCCAAAAAATTCTTCGAAGACGCATCATGGGGAGTAATGGAACGGCAAACAGCCGAAGTGGGCAGAGCCATCGCAGAACTGGAAACCGAAAAAGTCCTAGACTTATACGACAACATAAGCACCAGCGACCTGGCAGGAGGAGACGAATACAGCGGCTCCGGAACCCTAGACTGGACAGGACTCGTCGGATTCTGGAACCGAATAAAAGCAGAAAACTTCAACGCCAAAGTGCTCGTAATCAACCCTGCGCAGCTCGCTGACCTGTGGCAACAGGACCAATTCATCCACAGCTTCTACTTCGGAGGCATGGCTGACATCCGCCGAGGAATCCTAGGCGAAACCTATCTTGGAATGAAGATTGTTGTAAGCACCAAAGTCGCAGAGGGAACAGTCTACTGCATCGACACCGACGTAGCCGCAGTAATGCTTCTGAGACGAGACATCCTAACAGAGCCCTTCGAAAACCCCAAAAAAGACAGGTACGGCATCGCAGCCTCAGAACGAATCGGTCTCAGTGCGCTACGAAGTAAGGCTGTGGCAAGAGGAACAGGCTGGTGATCAAGCTAACCTGTCAAACATCTAAACTTCCCCCTTTTTTGGTGAAAAAACATGAGCGAAATTAACTGGGGCAACTACAAGGAAGCCTACAAAGCAATCCACGACGCCATCCACGGAATCCGAACCCCCCACAACATCTCAATAACCCGCAACCAGGCAGGCTACATCACACAACTCCAAGTTACCAGCGATTCAGTGACAAAAACCATCACCATCACCCGAAACCCAGCTAATTTCATTGAACAAATCCAAGAAAACATCTCATAAAACAAACATGGAGGAATAAAGAAAGGATGGTTGCAACCGTAAATGTGCAGCAGACTGTTGGAGGCTCAGACGGCAGCCCAGCAACATACAACAACGTAACCGCAAGCACGAGACTGCAGACCAAGGACCAGTTCGCTCCCGCAGACACAAGCTACCCGATTCCGATACCAACCAGCGGCTTCAAGTACAGCTACTGGATTCACGTCTGCCTGGACCTAGCTGGAACCTTCACACAAGTCAACAATGTGCGCTTCTACTCTGACGGCGCCGTAGGCTGGAGCTTCGGAACAGGAGGCGAACTGCGACGAGGCAACAGAGACTCAGGCGACCACGGATGTCCCATGCCAACTGAATATGATGTGGCAACGGGAACAGAAGCAGACACTGGAGACTCTATAGAGGAGGGCAGCAACGGGCATGGCTACTATAATGGTCAATCAACGCCGACCGTAAACGTGGCTAACGACACAGAAGCTTCACCCGCGACAATCGACTCAACCGACCACACCAGCACAGGAAAAACCAAAGCCGTTGTTCTACAGTGCAAAGTGGCGAATGATGCTGTGCAGGGAGAACAAGCAGACGAGACGCTCAGCTTCAAGTATGACGAAATCTAGGAGAACATCAAGGATGCTCGGTTATCGTCCACTTGTTTATTTCTGGATAGCCGAGTATACCGATGGAACTGCACTTCCGCAATTCGACGTTGAAACGGGCAAAGAAAACAAATTCGGCGAAGTGGATCATCATCGGCTCAAGCGGTTTGGCTGGTATCCTTTCTCGGTTGAGTTGGCTCAGAGGATATTGGATGCTGAAAAGATTGCTGTTGTTCCCTCCAAAAACAGATCATATAATATAGCATTGGAACGTAGCGATAGGCTGGTGGCGCATAGAACTAATGCAATCAAGTTGCAGATGAGTTCTGGTGGAGTTGAGCATGCTGAGACAGTTTATGTTCTGGGAATCGAGGGAAAGAAGATCTTTCGTATAAACGAGGGGGGAGAGATAGTTACATGAGGATTCCAGTTTGGCTTTTGCGTCTGCTTCCTATGTGGGATTACATTTGCCCCAAATGCAGAAAGAGCGTGGAAAAGACCAGCATCAGATGTCCTTACTGTGGGGAGCAATATGGCAATCCAGTTCGTGTTCCGCCAAGACTGTTGAAAGACCCGAAGGCATTAGAGGATTACGTTCACAAGCATATCTTTTCGAGAATCAGTAGGTCACAACGAGATTATTTGGCGCAGTATTTTACGGAACTGTTCAGTGACATCTTTGACAGCGACGACTTTAGTGCATGGGATGGAACAAGTAATACATCAGGAGATACGTTAGAAACCGTAGATGCCCCAGTTAATGAGGGAGACCATGCCGCCCACGCACAAGTCGATGGAAGTGGTGACCATGCTTATTGTTACGTAAGCGTTACAGGACAGGATGAAATTTACGTTAGAATGTACGTTAGGTATCCAAGTTCAGTAGTCAGCGATGCTGGACTTGAGATTTTTCTTTACGCTGGTGGGTCTGCAAGAGCATTTTTTAGGCTTCTTTATCCGGCACAGAACGGCACATACATAAAATTGTACAATTATGTTACGTCTAACGATTACGATTCTAGCACGTTCAATACTTCTACAGACACTTGGTATTGCATTGAATTGGGATGGAAAAAAGGTTCATCTGACGGTTTTCTGAAAGCGTGGTTTGATGGTGAACTGGAAATAGAGGAAACTGGCTTAAACACTGGAACCAATGACATTGACACCGTTAGATGTGGCATAGGGTATGCATGGCGTGCAGTAGAAATTTATTTCGACTCCGTTGTTATTGCCGACACATACATCGGACCGGAAAGTGAAACCTACACAAAAATTTGGACAACGGATGCTCTCTTCAAAAAATTGGGCATAACAAAAACTCTCAGCGTGGACACTGCTTTTCAGAAGCAGGATATTCCAAAAATTTTCGGTTTGGACTCTACGTTCCAGAAAAGCTTCACAACCCAAAAACAGCTAGACGTCCTCTTCAAGAAACTCGACAACCTAGAAACCTTCGGGATAGATGCTGATTTCCTTAAGAGAGACATAACCAAAAGCTTCGCACTAGATGCCCATTTCGGCGCCCTGATGACCCAAACCATATCGCGGCAGATAGATGTCCTGCTCAAGAAGCTGGATGTAACAAAAACTTTTGGATTGGATGTCTATTTTGAATCAGCTGAGGCTGAAACGTACACGAAAAACTTTGCCTTAGACGTCATATTCGCGTACAAGGTGAGGCTGCCAGAACTGTGGCTTGACGAAAACGGAAAACTGGTTCTGAACATCTCGAAACCTTACACGTGGGTGGGAACCTGAACATGAGTCGCCGCAGGGAGGAACAGGACATGATGGACAAGGTTATCCTCAACGCCCTGAAGAGGGGTGATGTGCGGTGGACAGTGCTGGAGAAGAAGGTTTTGACTACGTGCCACTCTTTGGCTACTCGGACAAGATTTGACAATCGGCTACGGTATTTGCTGAAGAAGGAGTATATCGAGCGGGTCAGCCGAGGAGTCTACAGGATAACCGAGAAGGGAACAAAGTACATGCAGGTAATCTGAAGCTCATCAGGTGTATTTCTTGAAGATTTTGTGGTATCCTTTGACGGCTTTTCGTGGATCATCAGAGTAGATGACTGCTCTGCCCAGGCTCACCAGTGGATTACGGGTATACCTTATCTTGTTGGCTTGTCCGCCTTGTGGTCCTATGCCCTGCAGCAGAAACACCACCCTGTCTCCGACAACTTCTTGGATGTTCTTGATGTGTTTGTCCTCAACGAAACAGGTTAAGCCTACCACGCAGCCGTCTGCTCCTGATTCTTTCACTGTCTTGGCGGTGTGCAGGTAGTATGGTTGCCCATTGACCGTTGTGTCTATCATCATTTTCTCGGCTTCTGGGTTGGACATGAGAGTGAGAACTATTACGCCCAAGTCGTTTTCGTGAGCTTTTTCCACTGTCGTTTTTGTGTTGCCGGCGAAGGGAGAGAAAGTGAAGGCGTCGAAGCCCATCTCTTTGATCCAATATATGGCAGAGCCGTTGGAAGAGCCGATGTCACTGAGCTTATGGTCTAAGATTGCAAGCATTCCTTCTTCACGGGTCTTTTTTGCGATCTTCTTGAGTATGTCGGTGTGTCCGAGGTAATATTGGGTGTTCGGTTTTATGGAGCAGCAGTAATCGCTGACCTGCTCTATGATGTCTAGAGAGAAGTTGAGGAGAGTTTCTGCGTCTTCCTTGGAGACGTATCTTTCTGGGACAGTGTTTTCGCTTCTTTGTTTTGGCAGCGCCGGATCAAGGTTGATGTTGATGAAGCTGCCTTTCTCTTTGGTTGCCTTCAAGTATTTCTCGTAGAACATTTCACGACCCTTACTCCTTAATTCTCTAAGTTATTTAACTATTAAGTTGGACGGAAGACCCACTGTCTGCTCACTATACCCAATTTCGAATGATTGTTTTTGAGGGGTCATTTAACAAACCGTCGGATGTAAAATCTTTTTAAAACGGTTTATTTTAGAAATAATCTATTTTAAACAGTTATTTTCGTGAACTAAGCTTAAATCAGCCTTATTTCATCTATATTGTTTGGTGGCGCATACTTTGGCATCCGTTTCAGCCGACGACGTCCGCGACGTAATCAACGTAACCTCAGAGGAGGTTCCAGACGACAAAATCTCTAAGATGATCAAACGAGCCGAAGTCACGCTGGAGCTGGAAACAGACAAACAGGTAGACAGCAGCAACTGCAGCGACGCAGAAAAAGAAGCCATAACCGTTCTCTCCGCAGTCTACACCATCTGCTACCTAACCGGAGGCTCAGCCGTGGGACTAAGCTTCTCCGTGGGAGACCAGAACGTCAGCGTCCTAGACGATTCTCCGCCCCTAACGGTTCTGCAAGCGGAGCTGGAACGCATCCTGAACAAGCTGAAGGGGTCAACGCTGAGGAGAGCCTAGAAGATGGGAACAGTTCCGCAACAATACATTGATTTCATCATGGATTACGCCCCATACTTCTACGTCATCCCCGGAACAGGCGTTGACACCGAATGGGGGAAGGGCCCAGCGCCAGCCGCCCACGCCATCGACTTCCTAGCTGAAGCATACAAGAGCAGCCAGTTTGAGAGCGAAAAAACGGCTATCTACAACAAGATCGTTGAGTTGGCGAACTATCTGGTTTCTATCCAGTGCACAGACAGCCAGAAACACGCTTACGGAGGCTTCCAGAGCAAGGACGGCAGCAGCCACTACTACAGCATCGACGCCATGCGAGCAGTCCCCGCGCTCCTGAAAGCCTACACACTGACAAGCACACAGGCATACCTTGATGCTGCCACGTTGGCTGGAGAAACATTCCTCTACACCATGCAGCATGAGCCCAGCATCCTAGGAGAGCATGCCCAGTATTATGGAGGTTTTGCTCAGGCAGTCACCATCGCGGACGTGTGGCTCCCAGAGATGCACATCATAGACCTCTACGGCTTGATTGCCCTCAAAATGCTCTCCAACCAAACAGGCGAAACACAACTTCAAACCATGATTGACGATGCTCTGGGCTTTTACCGAAGCGGCTTCGAAGCGCTGTACAGCCGTTTCTCTCCTCCCCCAAGCGGAGACGGAGAATGGCACAGAGTAGGCACATCAGACGTTGTCTACGACGACGACTTCAGCTACGCACTCGCAGCACTCCTCTATTATGAGGGATGGAGCCCCACAGTTAAACAGGTCTACTGGAAAATCAACAATATAGGTCCAAGCGCAGACCATCCAGCCTACAACCCCGCGGTCTGCTGGTCAGGGTACGTTGACGTGGTCGCAGGAAAGGTTGACAGCGACTACTATGATTCTGTAACATCTGGGATTCTGTGGCAGCTAAGAAGTGGACATGACAAATCCGCGCTGGAATTCAGCTTCAACGTGATAGGCGGACATGTGGAGGAGTTCATGTTTTGGGGCGCCAAATTTGTTGACTGCAGTCCTGTGGAAAACAAGAAATCTGTTGTTACGGTTTCGTGGCTTTCCCTCCTCTTCCTAAACTATAGCCCGCCCATAACAGCCTTCACCAGAATCCTGCGCAGCCACGGCGAAGACGTGACATTGTATCCTGTGACTGAATCCGAGGGGTCAGTGTCCTATGGGGAAGGCGTAACCGTCAAAGCGTTAGTCAGCCCCTCCAGAACCGACGAAATCATAATGGAGCCGGGCTACGTCGTCAACGACTACATCACAGTCCACACCTTCGCGCCCCTCCTCCACCACCACAAACTGCGGCACAGGGGCGTCGACTACGAGGTGGGTCCGGTGGAAGATTACAGTTTTCAGGGGCAACTCATGTCCCGCAGAGCAGTTTGCAGGAGGCTCATAGGCTAATGGCTGAGATTGAGGACCCAGTTGTAACTCTTACGCGCCTGCTGGACAAGAACATCCAGGTTGTGAAAGACGACGGCAACTTAGCCGACATCTGCGTCGCAACCGAGTGGTACGACAGGGAACTACTCAAAAACGTTGACGGACAGGTGACGGTGGGTCTAGACCACAGCGAAGACCAGAAGCTGGGATTTTCGGCAACCTCACGCCGAAGAGTCGGGTATGCCCGCGTCAAAATCTGGGTACTCAACAAGCCTGGTTCTGCGGGAAAGCAGATCAGGAACAAGCTGAGGCAGGAGATTAACAGGGTTGTCAGAGAGAAGAGAACGAAACCCAACCAAACCACCTACAATTACGTTGGAGTTGGAGCCGAATCCGCCACTCACAGGGCATACTACGCAGAATCAGCCTCTGAATTATCTCCCGACGCCCAAGAGTGGACAGAGTTTTCAGCAGCGGATTACGAGACGCTGTGGCAAAGCGACAACAGCCGATTCAGTTTTTCCCAGTCTGAAAATGGAGAATATTCTCTTCTGTTGTTCCGCATCAAAGTTGAATCCAACGAGAAAACCGTCAAGAAGATGGTGCTCAAGTTCGAGGGTTACGGCACTGCTCCTGCCGGAAACGGTGTTACTGTGAAGGCTTGGAATTCTGAGGTGTCTGCTTGGCAGAGCACACAGACTGGAACTGGAGGAGAAGACGAAGAGATCAGCATCACTTTGGAGTCTTCCCTCACAGACTACATCGACTCTGACGGCTACGTGTATCTGCTTGCCCGGACAACCAACGCAAGCAACGGCAGTTCTCCGGCTGTTATATACTGCGACTATGCGGACTGCCTTGTAACTGTTGAGGGAATCAGCTACGTGGACATGGTTTCCTACAGGGACACGGATGACGTGCAACTCAAGCCCTACATCTGGCGAACGGAGTTCACGGTCAAAACTTGGTTGTTCGAGAATGTTACGGTCACATAAGAAATATGGAGACAAAAAACTTGACTACACCAGTATATGGAGCCCATGAGGCAAAAGCCTACTACGTCGTGGAATCAGCCTACGGCGTAACCCCAACAAACCCGTCCATGACAGGATTAGCCACCGCAGAAAACGTGGAACCCGACCTGAACCCCGGACTCATCAGAGTCAGAGGCACAGGTTCCAGAGACCTGCAGACCATCCGCAAAGGATTACGGCAAGTGGGACTCAAAATCGCCTACAACCTGCCCAGCGCATCGCCCATCGACTTTCTGCTGCATGTTCAAACCCTGAACTCGCTGAGCTTGGAGGTTATCTACGAGAAAACATCGGGAATAATCGATCTGCTGTATACGGGCTGCAGATTCAACAGCCTAACCGTTGAATGTTCAGTGGAGGATCTGGTGAAGGCAACTGCGGAGCTGATCGGACAGGATGTTGCTGTGGGGACATCTAAAATCAGCGGCGCAACCTACGCTGACCACTCCGGAGCCGTGCCCTACTACGAGAGCTACGTCAAGAAGGACACAACAACATTGGATAGGGTGACGGATTTCCGTTTCACCATCGAAAACAACCTGAAGCGCGTACCCGTCATCAGAACCTCAAGCGGGCATCTGCTCAAGTATCTGCCTGAGCGGCACAGAAACTGCACCGGAGAAGTAACCTTCGATTTTGAGACCAAAGACGAGTTCGATGACATCATCAACGACTCGGAGTTCAGTTTGGAGTTCGGGCTGGGAGGAAGCAGCAAAGCGGTTTTCAGCAACTGCAAATGGGACAGCGTCTCACCGCCAACAAGGATAGAGGATTTGGTTTCTGTGAAGGCGCCGTTTGTTGCGAAAAGCGTTGCTATAAGCTGAGGGGGCTAGAAATGAGGAAGCTTGCTGTTCATTTGGTGCCGGTGATTGTCTTTGTTTGTGGCTTGCTTGTGGGGACGGCGTCCTACGCGATTATTGACCGGGTCAGCCAAATCCGCAACATCGGAGCCATAAGAACCATCGGCGTCGAAGTTTACGTTGACGAAGAGTTGACAGAAGTCCTGACTGAGATTGCCTGGGGCACATTGGACCCTGGAGAAGTCCGAAGTGTCGGTGCTTGGGTGAAAAACACTGGTAACGATGCGCAGAAGCTTGTTATGTGGACGGAAAATTGGAACCCAACAGTTGCGCAGGATCGGATGTTTCTGGAATGGAACTATGATGATTCATGGATAGCGGTTAATGCCTCGGTTCCTGTTGTGTTCACGTTTTCTGTGGACCCTAACATCACCGATGTCACCAGCTTCAGCTTCGACATTTGGGTGAAGGGAGTGCACTAGGCTTGGATGAATGGATAAGAAGGCTGCATGCACTGCCTACTGAGCTTCGGAAGCTCATCAGGGAGGACATGAAAACTGCGCTCCAAAACAGAATCAAAGTCATGGAGAGGATAAACAATAAGACAAGAAAAAATTGAAGTAGATGAACGATTCGGAAAAGAATACGCGGGAACTTACGTTTTCAAGGAGATTTCTTGGGCGAAACGTAACCGCATCATCCAGAAGCACACACGGTACCATCCGGTGACAGGTCAGGTTGTGAAGAGCGATTATGTTGCGATTCAGGCGGAGACGGTGTGGGCGAGCCTCAGGGAGCAGCCACAGAATCAGCCGATAAATCTTGAGAAACTGCTCAGCGAAGAGGACGGAGTGCCCATCGAGCTTGGGGAACTGTTCAGCCAAGTCGCCAACAGGCTCTGCAGCGTCACGGTTGAGGAGACCCGTTTTTTATCCGGGCAATCAGACGAGGCAAACCCCACCAGTCAGTCACAAGGTTCAGGCTCTGCAAAGAGTTCGGGTTCACCCCAACGCAGCTCGGCAGGCAGCCAGCCAAAACCGTGCAGGAGTTCATCTTGATCCTCAACGAGCTTGACCGTCAAGCGGAGGAAGAAAAACAGAAGATGGAGAGGAAGGGAAAATGGCGATCGAGATAAGCATTGACGTAACTGGCGCTGAAGAGTTCAAGGCGGCAATGAACCGTTTTGATTTGGGTATGCAACGTCAGGTTCGTGAACAGCTCTCTAACTGGGCTGCGGACGTTAAGGCGTCTGCTAGGCAGCGTGTTCCGGTGAAAACTGGGCAGCTGCGAAACTCGATTTACTCTAAAATCGGCGAGTGGGTTGCAGAGGTCGGCGCAGAAGCCTCCTATGCAGTGTTTGTGGAGCTGGGAACCCGGTACATGAGGGCTCGCCCATTCGTTTATCCCGCTGTTCAGGAGGAGTTGCCTCGGCTGGAGGCTGTAATCTGTGAAGCCATTGACGCGGCGAAGAGGGAGGCGGGCTTGTGAGTTTCCGTGAGATAGCGGTTACTGTGAGGGCGGTTAACCGTGCAAGCAACGAGTTCACCAGAATACAGACGGACGCTGAGGCGTTAACTGCGAGAATCAGAAGTTTAGGTTCTGCGGTGGCGGGTTTAGGAGCTGCGGGCGTTGCGGTTGGCTATGTTGCCCAGCAGTTTGGTTTACTTGACGACGAGCAGGCCAGAGTTTTCAGCAGCGCAATGACCGTTGTCACGGTTATGGGCACCTTCATGAGAACCAGCGTAGGAGTGGCTGTTGCCCAGAAAGTTTACGCTGCCGCATGCTGGATTGCAACGGCTGCACAGAACGCCCTGAACATCAGCTACGCCACGTTCTTGGCTTTGACTGGGGTGGGGGTGGCTGTGATTGTTGCCGCCGCGGCTGCTATGTGGCATTTTGCTTCGCAGATGGATGCTGCAACCGCTTCTGTGAAGAACTATAATGCTGCTTGGTCTGAAACGGGCGGTTACAGTCGGAACGTGAGGCGGGCTGGGGAGGAGGAGGCTTTCAGGAGGAGAGGCGTGGAATGAGTGTAGCCTTGCCTGTTGTTGCCCTTGTTTTCGGTTCGGTTACGCCTCCGCAGGGCGACGTCCTGGATTTGAAGGTTCATCTGGGCTGCACCAACGAGGTTTCAAGCTTTTCCTGTCTTCTCCAGAATTTCGACAAAAAATACACGGACACCTACCCGATCAATGTAGGCGTTAACGGCAGCTTAAGCATAGGAAGAGGAACAAACTGCCCCCTGATAGCCACGATACGTGTTGAGGAAGTGACTTGCGAGTCTTCGCCTGTTGAGAATTATCTGCGGGTTAAGGGGCGCTGCTGGGGCGAGAAGCTGTTCAGGCGGGTGATAACGAAGACGTATGAGAACATGAAGGGCGAGGCCATCGTAAAGGACTTGATTGACTATTATGCGGGTCTCAGTCACGTCAGGGACTCAACAGAGCTGATAGAAGACACGGACACAACATACACGCTGCTGGAGTACGAGAACACGCCAGTTTTTGATGTTCTAAAATACATTGCCTCTTCAGCGGACAAAAATGGGGTGGTCGGCTTTGATTTCAGAGTTGAGCCTGACGCCAAATTCGCATTCTTTCCGCAAAACAGCAAAACCAGCCCAGTCAGCCTCTCTGACCTGATAGAGTCAAGTGAGTATCGGCGGGATATTCACAGGATAAGAAACAGAATCATGACCTACGGAGCCAGAGGGCGACCTTACCCCTTGGATGTTGATGGGCAAACATGGAGCGACACTCTCTCAGAAGATGTGACTCAGGTGAGTTACTGGCTGGAGCATGCGCTTGGAAAGTGGGAGCCCCTAACCGCAAACACGACCATGAGCATCGAAACGTCCAACGTGTTTCAGGGGTCAAAATGTGTCAAGGCAACCTGCACAACTTACATGTATTATGTTTCTTTTTGGTGGGTGTTCACTGACGGCTACGTGAATGCGAACAGGTATCCAGCCATAGTTTTTGCAATCAAAGCAGACTCTAATCATAGCTTAAGCCATTCAATCGAACTTCACGACGGCACAGGCGACGACAACATTGTCTGGAGAGGCTTCACCATCCCCAAAACTGGAGAATGGGGCGTAATCAAGCTGGAGATAGGAAAAAACCACGTGGACGAGTGGACAGAAAGCATCTTCAACATCAGCGATTTCAGGTGGGATCTCATAAGGGGCGTCAGATTCACAGTCAACCAAAAATCAGGACAATACGGAGACGTCTGGATGGACATGTTCCATTTTGGACAGGGACGATGGGAAGCAAGACGACCACTAGAGGCGCAGGAGCCGACAAGCAGCCAAACAGCGTATGGCGCGCGTGAACTGGCGGAAGTGGATGAGGAACTGCACAGCGACAACGAATGTGACCTGCGGGCTAAAGCTTTGCTGGCGCATCTGGAGAACCCCGCCGAGTACATAACAATACAGAGCACCGTCATAGACTACGGCACCGACCCTTTGCTGCCGGGAGACAAGATTCACGTATCACTCCCAAACGAGAACATCGACGCCGACTACCGCATCATAAGCGCAGAATACCGACTGAACGCCGCCACCCAGACTCTTGAAATCACCATGGAGCTTGGAAAAGAAACGCCTCTGCTCGCCGATTACCTGTACACCCTACAGAGCAGAAGCAGCTCGTTAGCACGATACAAAAGGGGGCAATAAAATGGACAAGAAAATTTTGAACAAACTCGACAAACTAAGTTTCGGAGACCTTGTTCGAGTCTACTGGCTCGACGCAAGCGAAGCCATGGGCAGAACCGGAGAAGGAGGAGAACCACATTTTGACACTCCCGTCGCCAGCATCGGACACTACGTGGGAGTCAAAGGAAAACGGGCAAAGCACCTGATTCTGCTGAAAGACATCTTCCAAATCACCGAAAAAACCTACGATCTGGTCTACAACTGCATCCCATTGGGCATGATCGAGAAAATCAATGTCAGAAGAAAACAGGACTTGGAAACAGAGTTCCATGAAATCATCAAGAAAAACCTCATGAAAATCAAAACCAAAGGCGGACGCTTCGTCAAAGTCAAATACAGGTGGGACAGACGTGAAAGAGCGCATCTCTAAACTGTTAACCAAGAAGGTTCTGGTGAAATCCGGCACGAAAGTGCAGCGCGTCGAGGTTCCGCCCAGCCAAACCCTAGTTTACGGAGTCCTAGCAGCCATCGCCACGCTACTGCTGTTGACGCTTCTGGAGATTGCGCACATGGCATTCCTAGGCAGCTTCAACGTCGAAGTCTTCGCAACCATAACCCTGATTGTTGGAACCCTGCTTGGAACATTCTTTGGACAGAGGGCGTGAGCATATTTGAAGACTAATAGAGGTACATTGTTGAAAACAGTATTTTTTCAGAAAATCCAAAGGACAACAAAAAAGTTCAACTTGAACACCCAAGAACTCCGCGCAGACCTAATTTTAGACCTGAAAGTCTTAGCAGAAATGGCGAATGAACAGGCAACCAAAACCACGCAGGGAAGCAAACGAACCAAACAGCATCAAAAGTGGGCACATTTGGCGGCTTACATCAGCCGAAGCATCAACATGATCGCCAAGGAGTACGACACAGGCAAAATCAAAGAAAAACTCGAGGAACTGAGGAAGCTAGTCGATGAGGAGCTTGGAGAAGGAAACACAGAAGCTTGAACAGCAAATCAAGCAGAAGCTTCAAACAAAACAGCTAACATTCCAAGAGAATCCAGTAGACTTCTTCGAACAGGCTCTCGGATTCAAGCCAACAGAATACCAGAAACAGTTGACAGGCTACTTCATGGAGAAACAGTTTGTTGCAGCCCGATGGTGCAGGCAAAGCGGAAAAAGCCACATAATCGCCGCTCTACTGCTCTACTACGCATTAACTCAACCCAAAGTCTCCATCGGAGTTGTGGGTCCAAGCTTCAGGCAAGCCAAACTGATCATACGAAAAATAACCGCCTTCCTCCGGTGTCTCCCGAAAAGCTCCATTCTGAAGGCAAGAAAAACGGTCATCTACTTCTCCAACGGCAGCGCCATAGAATGCTTCCCAAACAACCCCGACACGATTCGGGGTCCTACCCTGCATCTCGTCTACTGGGACGAAATGAACTTCACAGCCAACGACGAAGAAATGTACGACGCCATCCTCTTCACGCTGGGCACCACAGACGGCAAGTTCGTCTGCAGCAGCACACCATGGAGCACAGACCACGTCTTCTACAGAATCTTCAACCACACAGACTACAGCGACTTCGCCAAATCCCACATCACATGGAAAGACGCCATGGAACCGCACGGTCCCCTCAAAAAGCAGATTCTCGAAAAAATTCGGAGACAACTGAAGACTGACCCATGGCGGTGGCACAGAGAGATGGAGGCAGAATGGGCTGAAGACGAGAGCCGATACTTCCCGCAGGAGCTAATCACCCGATGCATCAGCGGAAACCTAACCTACTCCAGCTTCATAGATCATCTCACAGGCAGATTCTGCATCGGAGTGGACTTGGGAAAGAAACGGGACCACAGCGCAGTTGCAGTCGTGCAGCTCAACAACGAACAAGTTCGGCTGATTCATCTGCACAGATTCAAGCTGGGCACCCCTTACGCCAGCGTCATCGGCTACATCAAAGCCCTCACCGACCGGTACAGAACAGTGGAAGCCATCTACGTGGATCAGACCGGAATAGGCGAATACGTCACCGAAGACATGAGCACAGTTGTCTCCAACACCAGAGGCGTTGTTTTGACCTCCAGACGAAAAGAGGAGGTGCTGAGCCACCTGAGGGAGCAGATGCAGACACAGAAGCTGTCCATGCCCTACGACAGCCAGCTAATCGCCGAAATCCACTGCGAAAAATATGAACTCACCAAAGACGGGCACACAACATTCAGCCATCCTGAAGGAACCCACGACGACAGACTTTGGGCGCTAGCCCTAGCCTGCATGTCAACCCGAAAAACCGAAGCCCCATCCAGACTGGTCAGAGCGTGGTAAAAAATGCGGGAACTCTTCAAAATCACTAGACTCACAAAAAAAGTCGACCACAAGACAGGCACCTTCAGGATCAACATCTCCTACAAGACCAGAACAGATGTCACAGACCGCACAGTCAAGGTTGCTGAGGCATTCGGCATCGGAGTCGACAACTTCAAGGAACACGTCATCTACGACAACGTGGAACTCAAAATCTCGCCTAACGACATAGTTTACATCACAGGAGACAGCGGAAGCGGAAAAAGCGTCCTTCTGAAGGCTCTGGAAAAGGATTTGCATCCAGAAACAATAAACCTCAACGACGTAAATATCGAACCATCCAAGCCCCTGATCGACACAGCCGGAAAAAGCTTCCATGAAGGCTTAACCCTGCTCTCCAGGGTCGGCTTGAACGACGCCTTCCTTTTTGTGCGCCGCTACAGTCAACTCAGCGACGGACAAAAATACAGGTACCGATTAGCCAAGATTATCGAATCAGACAAGAACTACTGGTTCGCAGACGAGTTCTGCTCCACTCTAGACCGCGACACAGCCAAGATTGTCGCATTTAACATCCAGAAAATCGCG